CGCAATTTGTAATTGTTGTTCCGGCTTGGCCGGTCAAATTACAAATCGCTGTTGAATAAGTTGGGTTGTTTCTATCAATGCCGTTCAACTTATACAACGTATCTTGTTGCGTTCCAATAGCAGCAACAGGACTCATGCCGTTGAACACCGCTTGCAATAAATTTATGCAATCGTTGATCATCAAAGCATCGTTAATATTAGATTGAATATCACTTGTGCTTACGTTGCCCGAAATGGTCTGACCATAAATGTTGGCGTAGTTAGTTTGAAGGTAATCGTTAACATCATCGAACGAAGGGATGTGCAACCCCGTTGCATCGATGTAAGACGCGAAGTATGCCATTGATACCTTCCCTAAACTGCCAAAGGCAGAACCGCAACGTTACCCGGTGAGTAAGTCACATACACTGTTCCGAACTGCGTTTGCGCGTAACACGCATAACTAAAACTTCTTGTTGCGGACGTATACAGAAATTGAACATTCGAAATTCCTGTAACATAATTAACGCCCAAGATCACTTGTTGAATCAGCAACGAAATAGTAGCTTGTCGGTTGTTTTCAGCCTTACCAATAATTGATTGAAAGACTGGCAACCCAATCGTTAAATCATTCCACCATTCGCCCTGAAAAAGCAACAAGCTTGTTTTGATAATTTGAGCAACGGCTTCCAAATCCATAAGGAAGCAAGCAATACCATTTCCGTACAACGGATCGTTGTTAGAGTCAAGAGCGCGAACTATCACTATGGGTGTTTGACTCATGGCGTCGTACTCAATTTTATATAGTAAACCGTTCCGTCAAGGGTAATTGGAATAGCTAAAGTTGGGGAAGATGAACTTGCAATTGGAGCCTTATTCCAACTTAAAAGCGGTGAAGTAATTGCAATGCCAGAAGAACTTAAAGCCAACTTAACAGTGTTTTCAATGTTGCGCCATTCACTAGCTGTTGTTGAGTAATTTGGAATAACATTTGGTTGACTTCGCGGCCCTAAAATTGCGAATCCATCGCTCAAACTGTGACGCCGAGTTACTTCCTGATTTTGAACGCCGCCATTGGTTGCCCAAGCGCTTATACACATATCGGCAAACATAACCAAGCATTCTCTTCCGATTAAAGACGGAAATGTTATACACCAATCTGTATCTCCCGGCAACATCAACAACACATCATGCAAGTTAGGAATAGGCATTGCTGAAATAACTTCGTTGATGATCACGTTTTCTGTAATTTGCAATTCAACAACGCAATATTGAGTAACCGAATCGAACGCAACAATCTTTCCGGGCAAGCCAACGCGCAATGTGTAGGCAACCCGTTTGCAAATGGATTTCCATAGCACGTTTTCATTTGCTAAACGTTCGGCAACTGTCGGTGTGCCTACAAATGGTGGAGCGCTCATAGTTCCTCAAAACTGCGTTTGAAGTGAAAGCAACGAACCTGCATTTACGAAGCCGGTTACTTCAGTATCCCAAGTGTTGCCCCGCGAATCCCCAAAGTGTTTAACAGCGCCAACTATATATAAACCGTTGGCGTCTAGGATCGTTGGATAGCTTGGAATATTTCGCGATAACTGCGAAATGATTACTCCCTCTTCTAACTGAACTTGCGTCATTAGTTGAATGCGGGCATCCAAATTAATTGTGATAACAACGCCGTCTTGCGTTTGCTTTGGGGTTCCTAACAAACCTGATCCGGGACCGAAAGACAACGTTGGAATTTCAGTTTGTTGGCGTAAGTTGCGAATGTTAACCGCCATGTTGCTAAACCAAAGATTCGCGTTGTTGAAGTCTGCAATCTCTTGAAAAAATTCGCCCGGTTGCCCAAAGTAAGTTGATGCTCGCGTTTGCTTCGTTGAACTCAAAGGATCAACGTTGGTTGCATCCAAAGGAAAATGGCAAGCCGCCGCCATTTGTGCAACGATTTGCCGTTGTGATAATCCCCCGGCGATTGTCTGAGCGATGAAGTTGTTGTTGACTTCAACCAAACCGCAAACACAATGAAGCGTTAACTTATCATCTGTTCCGTTTTCACGCTCCCAAAGCGGTTGAAGCAACGATCCTTTGAAAATTATTCCGTAAGGTTGCCCTTGATACCCGGCTTCAAGAGTAACTGTCATTCCTTGAAGCAAAGTTTGCTGTTCCAATGGAGAATTCAAATTGTAAACAATAATGTCGCAATACCAAAACCCCTGTTGAATTGTTTGATATGTTTCGAATGTTATTTGAAGGGGTTCGGGATCAAAAGGATTTCCAACCGCGTTTGTTCCAAATTCAATAACTGTACCGCTCTGTTCTTCGATGGTTAATTTCCATGCTCGCCCAAATCGGGGAAGTCCAAGATATGCACTAGACATTATCCCCCCAAAGCAAGATGAAATCGGTTCCTAAATTTTGACCGTTTGGGTAATCCGAACCTGTACCTCCGCTTGTTATATTCAACAAGTAACAACTTCCAATCCCCAAATATTGATATTGCCCCAAAATATTAGCAGCGGGCCAAACTCCAGTTAGTAATGGAACGCTCGCCAAAATTATGTTGTTGTTAACATCAGCAATGCTCATTCCCCAATATTGAGAAATTTCATTGAACCGAATCGATAAATTCAGTTTTAGCGATACCCCGTTTACCGTTAAATTGGCAAGAAAGCTTTGATTCGGATTGGAAGACAACGGGACAATTTGATTCATGGCAAGATCAACCCCGCAGCGGGGCTAAGAGCCTTGGCAACGCTGCTAAAGTTTCCAGCGCCCGGAATATTGGTTGGCGTACTTGTCCCGTATTGTGCCAACGTTGATGCGCTTGGGTTCATTGGCTGAACTGTTCCTTGTGCCGTTCCCCCTGTCGTTTGCGAGCGAGCTGAATTGAATTGAACCGATACCTGCGAAAGAATGATTTGCTCAAACGTCAAGATCAATTCAGCGCCGTAATAATACCGATTTGAATCAGCGCATCGAACGTTTGTTAAAAGACAATTTGTGTAAGTTTGAAGGCGAGTATTCAACGTGATCAATGCCCGATTGATCATCAACGTTTTCATTTGCTGAAACGCGGATACGCTCTTTGATGGGTTTCCAGTCCACATTCCAGTTGAATAAGCTGCAATCGCATCTGACATAACAGCTTCTAAAACGATAATCGCCGGTTGTAAAACCGCATGATCAGTTGAGTTGTAACCCGTCTGCAAAGGCTTCTTTGTAGGTATGCACGATTGATCATGGTCCGCTCGCCTAATGGCGTCAAAAACAAACATCGTTGTTGATGATCCGGCAACATTGACACGCATAGTAAATGTGCCCGGATTATTTGGTGCTGGAGTTACAGGGGTTACTGTTGTTTGATCATTAACAACAATTGAATACAACGCTTTTTGAGTTGCCCAATTTGGCGGGGAATATTGCGGACTTAACGCCGGATTAGATGTTGGCGTAGTGTAATTATTCGATGTATTAACCGTAACGCTAGACATAAGCTGTTCGCGTTTGAGCTAAACTCCGTTTCGTTTTCAACGCTGTGTGTTCTTCCATTGCACTTTTGACAATTATTTTGATTTGATCAGGGGATGCGTTCGGTTGCATGATATTTATATCGCCGTTCATTTCGAACGATGAATGCGAACCACCACCATTCGAATACGATCCTTGAAAGCTTCGCATTCCATGTTCGTAATTACTCAAAGTATCCGCAAAGTATCCGCCTTGTTTTAATGCGCTCGCGTATGCATCTGTACTTGTTGCGCCAAGCGCCCCGCTGTACTTACGTTGTATCAGCTTTGTATAATAATCAGCAAACCCCGCTGTTGACGCAAATGATTTATAACTTCCATCTGCGTTTTCAATTCCAGCAAGATTGTTCAATTGTCTTGCACCCCGATTGGTGAAATTGCCAGTTTCATGTGCGAATTGAGCATAAATTATGCTTGGATCAACGCCAAGGTTGCCGCCTATCTGTTGAGCGAGCGTCCGCGCCTGATCCGCCGTCACACCGCCATTCCCCGGCCCGCTGTTGCCCCCTGCCGCGCCCGGTGCGCCGCCTAGAAGGGAATCGTACGCTTCGCCGGCGAGCGCCCCTACAGCCCCGCCTATAAGCGTTCCTTCCGGCCCGAAAAATGACCCTACCTTAGCTCCCAAGGCAGCGCCGCCAACCAACCCCGGATTCTGAGCCAAAAAATCCTCAAGAGCAATTAGCTTTTCCAATACCCAAGCAACCGCCCCTGCAACCTTATCAACGGCGTTGGCGAACTTTTCAAAATCAAATGTCTTGGACTTCAAAGAGCTATCGCCGGAAATAATTCCAATGAAGTTTGTGAAAATAGTTCCCAAATCCAAGAACAAAACGCCCAAGTCTTTTAAGATTCGCCAAGTGTCTTTCAATATCGGGACAAGATAAGTTGAAAACTTTCTTGACCATTCCGGAATGTTCTTTATAATCCAATCGTTCAGATTATGCAATTGTTTGATGAAATCACCGCCGCCCAAAGCCGCGAACAAATTCTTCGCAACGCTAAAAGTGAAGTATTTGAATTCAACTTCCAATCGAGTGAACTCAAACATCACATCTCGAATTTGTTTCATTGTTCCTTCAAAATCGCCGCCTAGACCAGATGAAAGCAACAATTGATCTTTCCTCAATTGTTCATAGCGAGCGTGCAATTCAGGATCAAAAGCGATTGCTTCAATCGGTTGGTTCAAGGCGTCAAGCGTGATCTTCAATGATCTTGCTTGTTCTGTGTTAAGCAACATGCGTTGCCCGAACAAACGAAATTCCTGATCCGCCATTGCAACTTTATACGCAGTACCTACAATTGCAGTTGAAACCGCAACAAATCCTGCGGTCAATTTAATTTGCCAACTAATCACATCAGCAGCCATTGATACGCCCGATTTTTTAACGAGCGCAGCCGCTTCCTTCAAAGAGGAATTGAATTTATTGAATTGACTTTGATTAACGTCAAACCCAAGTGACACCAAGTAGGATTTGAGGGCTTTTATATTCCCGGCCATTAACGTTTCCCCATCCATTCTCTATGTCGAACTCGGTTTAACTCCTGAATATCCAAAATTTCGTGAGCGGCAACAAGATCAAAAAACGAATACGTTCCATCTGTTGCTTCGTGCTGTTTCCAAAGCCCCAAAGCAACGGGTCGATAAAGATAACCATCAAGGGTTGGAAACGGCGTTGGTTCGAAACCCCCTAAATCATCACCGCTTTGAACCCGCCGTTTGAAAAAAAAGGTAACAGGTTGAAGTGAAGCGAATGTTGAGTTAGAGAAACTAATGCTTGAATGTCGTTCTTCAAATCCGGAATGGCGATCTTTCCGTTCGCCATTAAAACAGGAAGAAGAGTTTCGTTTTCACCAATTGCAGTGTATTGCTTGCAAACGCTTAAGGCGTCCCGTTGAATCTTGCCAAACATGACGCGATCAACACTCATCAAAACATTTTGAATCATCGCGCCCGTTGCTTCCGAAGTTTGTTTTTCTTTTTCTTCAGGCGAAAGTTCAATCTGTTCCTGTTGAGCCGGTTCTTCTTCGCCGCCTTCAGCAATTGCTTTCCGCAATGCGGCTAAAATTTGATAAAGAAGAAACGATCCGGTTTCGGCATCAACTCGCGAAATTTGATACCGCGAGTCACCTATAACAACATCTTTTGTCGCTTCCATTGAAACCCTCGATTATTGGTTAACCAGATTGGCAGCAAGAAGAACCCAAGTCAAGTTGCCGGGGTTCTTGTCGTAAGCCTTATCCGGAATTTTTGTTGGAGTAAGGCCGGTCGCAATGTGACTTGTTCCGTCAACAGTGTTCCGTAACAGCATGGAGGAACCAGCCCATTGACTCACATCGCCGCCCGTTCCAGCGCGAATGTGAAGGTTTGCCCAATACAAAAGAAACTTATGAAAAATGCTTGTCTGTTGAACTTCAATTGTGATTCTTCCGGCATCGCCAGCAACGAACCCCGGAACCTGCGTCCCGTCCGCCGCTCCATCCATAACGCCGTGATCAACACTGTTTTCAACAACGACTTTTCCTGCTCCAATTTCCCCGGCAAAAGCGAAAGCGCCCGCAAGCGGTGAAGTAATTGCACCGCTCAAGTCTTTGAATGAATACGTTGTTCCAATTCCGCTGAACAACGATGCAAACGGATTCGCTAAAGCACTCATAGTTCCCCTTCTTTATTGTTGGACTAGAACCGCAATGATGATTTGCTGAACCGCATCGGTTTGAATAACAGCGCAATACACAGGAGCACTCGCCCTCTTTGCCGGTTTCGCTCCAAGTTGAACATACGAAGGCGAAACATTCAAGAAACCGTTCGGAACCGAAGTTCCAGCCTGAAGCGCAATTTGCGAACCAAATTGAATTGTACTTCCATTCCAGACCCCCGGTGAAAGGAACCCGCGATTTGCTGAAGGTTGACAACCCTGCGAATTCATCGCATGAAGAATAATCGATTGTCCCTGATCGTTCTGCCCAACGGCATTGTAGGCAGCAAGACAATTGGCCCCGGCAAACTGAAGATCAGCAACCAACATATCGAGTCCAAGAATGTTATCGAAATATTGGCCGCTTCCAGTAATGCCAGTTGCGTAAGAATTGAACGATCCGCCGAAGTTTCCGTAAACATTTCCGTTGTTTCCGGCAATTGTGTTGTAAACAAGTTGTGTGATTGGTTCGGGAACCATGCCAATCAAATTCTTGTTCGTTAATGTGAAATAAGAATTGTTGAATCCAGTATTCAAACCCATCGCAAGGCCCATTAAGCCTTCTGCGATATAGGTATTATTTGGAGCCGCATTGAAAGCCAAAGAAACGCTTCCGCTTGTTGCCGTGGCATTGTTGGACATAACGCCAGCCGTGCCAACAATTGAAAGCAACGTTGTTCCAAGAGGAATTCCGGTTCCAACAACCCCTTGCCCCGCAACAACTCCAGTTGCCGAAGTTAAAGTAATGTTTGGCAAACCATTGGTTGTTGCACAATTGGTTGTTGCCGCCGTCTGAACCGTGGCGTAAATTCCTTGATAACGGTTGTAATTGCCAGCTTTCAAGGTTGAAAAAATGTTTCCGGGGTCGCCGGTTGTAACATTGGTTGAACTTGTTCTGAAGAAGTTTTGACAAACCGGGGTTGCGGTTTGCGCCCATTCCGTCATTGCGATGTTATCACCATCGGAAGAACCTATAACGCGGAATAGATACCAAGTTGGCGAAACAATGCGGCAAGCCTGAATTGCTTCTAAGGAAGTTTCACCCAAAGTCGTAACGTTGATTTCAAGTCCAGTTCCAGAACCGTTTGTTGTTGTTGCAATGCCGCTTGTAACTGTTGCCCCGGTTCCTTGCTGAACAAAAGCCAAAGAACTTGGAATTCCGCCAGATTCAGCAGTCACTTTCAAAATTGCGTTTGAAATTCCAGTTGGATAAATCAAATCACCGAGAGCGTAACCCGTACCGGCAACGTCAATGGTAAACGCTCCAATTGCCGTTGCATCTTGCCGCCCAATCGCAAGATAAAAAGGGTTCGAAGAAGCGGCCAAGAAATTTTGCGCCGCCAAATACTCTTCCGAAGTTGAGGAAAACCCATAAGTCAACATCTGTTGAAGAATATTTGTTCCGCCTGAAAACAGAACAACTCTTCCCCCGGTCCCGTAACTTGGAATCGTTGCGCTATTTCCAACAATTAAAGCTTGATTGAAAGCCGGGGGAGCAACCGCATTTGCTTGAATGATTACGGTTGCATCAACGATGTTTGACAACGGAAGAGTTGGACTTGACATTATTCCCCCTGAATCGAAGCGTTAAAGTTTTGCTTGTCCGAAGTCGTTCCGATTACCTGAATCGTTGCAACCTTCGGAATGGTGATTGATTCGTTCACTTGCTCATTGAAGATAGCCGCCCAATCCCAACGTTCCCACCATTGCGATTCAAACAATTCTGGAGAGCGATCCGGGGTTACTGTATCCGGAACCAAATAAAGATTTGACCCGGCAAGCGTATCATGCGGAAAATCTTCAAGCAACATCGATCTAATCAAACGCACGGAATCGCAAGCATTCGGCCCATAAGCAACAAACGCAATGCGCCATTGCCGGGTATACGTTCTATTTTTCGATAGAATTTTTCCCTCAGTTCCTTCCAAAACTTGCCAAGATTCATCTCGGATGTTGTAATTCGTTGGTTCCAACACACAACGAATAAATAAAACATCATCTTCAATTCCAAATGCAGGAGCACCTTTTTCCTGCCAACTTGTTCGAACCCGTGTATTGTACGAAGGATCAAAAAACGTAATTGTTTGCAAACCGTTCTGCGTTGGAGTAACGGAAAGTTGAATAAGAAGATTTGTTCCCTGTGTTGATATGCCTACAATAATAGCGTCTTCGGGAATGTTCGGCCCGCTTACCTGAAATCCGTTTTTAATGTTGGCCGCTAGTAAATGGGCGGTAATTGTGTTGGACGAATCAGATAATTGACAACTCAATTGAAGGCCAGCCGTCAACCCCAACATTTGACAACAAAGCAATTGAAAAATTGCGTCAAGGTTTTTATCCGTGAGCGCCGAACTTGTTAGAACTTGCCCGTTTTGAAATGTTGTTGTTGTCATTGCCCGCTAATTCTTGCTCCTATGGCGTGAAAATACCCAAAATCTTCCCATTGCCAAACTTTAACTAACCTGTATTTCTGGCCACGGTGACAAATAACGTCGCTCGTTCCTGCGAACTTATCGTTGGGGCCATAAGTGTGAGTTTCAAAAAGAGGGGCTTCGGAATGAAAGCTTAACGAGCCTTTGACGCGATCCCCTTCTGGAACCTGTTCAAGTTCTTCCGGGGTTGCGGGTTGAATCACTCCATATCCGGGAACGCCTATCGTTTCGTTGACCCATTTTCCGGCAATCCAAGAGCCGCCTTGTGATCGCTGAATTTCAAAATCTTGCGCGAAGTCCTGATCATTAACCACAGAACTTAAATCTAGCATAATTCGCCAATCCTATCTATACAGAAAGAAGGAATTGGCTTGAACATACCTTTATGCGCGACGGAAATTTTTCTTTTGGTTTCTTCGCTTCGCGGTTCTCTTTTTTGACCGCGTTGTAAATCTCCAATTTTCTTTCTGGTTTTTTCAGAATGTTTTGATCCCGTAACTCTTTTGCGAACAGCTTCGCAAAATTCAGCTGACATTTTCTTTCCGACGCGAGACTTACTCATTTTAATTTTTGTTTCTTCAGAAGCCTTTTTTCCTAACTTTTTAACCCGCATTTGCTCAATTGCTTCTGAACAAACTTTTCCACCTTCTCCACCAAACGTCATATTATAACCGTTAGGAACGACGGTACTAAATTCTTTGATCCAAAATTTTTCGCGTTCCATCATGTGTTCTTTACTAGAGCAAACTTCAATAACTTCCCATTCAAATGCAATTGTTCCGTACTTCTTTATTGCGTTTTGAAAAGTAAGATTTTCTTTGCGCTTCCAACCGCAATGTTGTTGCCTTCTTTTCGCAAGCGGCAATGAAGTGCAACCAACGTAGCACTTTCCATTAACCGTGTTTTTTGCTAAATAGACAATCATAAAACTTCTGTCACCCAAGTAATTGCTCTCCGCATTTGCCCGGTATCAATGAGCGGAGTATTAATTTCATCCAATGCTGTTGTTCCAACAAGCGGCATCAATTCATCAACAGAATTCAAAACTCCTAAAGCTTTGCGCCGCCGTTTACCTGTTAGTTTGGCAAGCTTACGCCGAATTGTTTCCGGCGAATTTTGCCGCCAACCGTTTCTTGGATCAGTAAACCATTTCTTCGCGCCATTTGCCCCAAGTGTTCCAACCTTTTTCAACATTTGGTTAGCTTCTGCTTTTTTGCCGTCCAGAACGTAATCGGCTGTTGCGTGTAACCCTTGTTCAATCGGTTCGTGATTTGCTTCAATGCTTGGTTCGATTACTGGCCTAGCTGGAATGTGCCGAATAGGGGAACCGTTGGTATGAATGAAAAGAAGGCCCGCGTTTGTTACTTCTTCTTTTTGACTTTCGCGGTTTGTTTCGGCTTCAGGAATCCCAACATAAACTTTGGCGTTTTCTAGCGTTCCCATTGCTTCTTTTATGAAGCGTTCGCCGTCGCCATCTTCCGTCAATGTGATTGTTGGGTTCACTCTTCTTTCTTCAACTTTTCTGCGGCAACTGCAAGCAATGAAGCAAGCTTATCCAGAACGCCGCAAATTGCGCCAATCAATCTTGTTTCATTATCAGGAGCCATGTTAACCCCCTTTCACAGAAACAACATATTGCCGGAACCAATCGCCTTTGCAAATGTTGCAAACTGTTGCCCATACAATGTTAATTGATACGATCCCCAATCTTCCAACCCCGGTAATGCTGTCATTCCTGCCGAAACATCCCCCGCGCTTTTTGAAGTCTTAACCCCAAGCGCCAATCCAGCTTCAGCAACGCGAGCCATAGAAGAACCCGGCCCACCCGCATAAGCTTTAATGAATAGTTCGCAATTATGAGCAATTAGAAGCCCCATTGCAAAAGGCCACAACTCGCACCATCTTTTAGATTGAATTTGTGCCGATGCAAGGTAAATGTAAGCCTTCATCACAAGAGCCGGAATCATTGGCGTTGTGAAAACATTAACATAAACCGTTCCAACTTCAGTTGTAGGCAACGAAAGAATCATCGATGGGTTCAAGCCAATTTGAACCGCAACGTTTGAACCATTTGCAGTTGCGTTATTGGACATTGTAATTGTGTTTCCAATAGCCGCAAGAACAGTTGTGTTGGATAGAATTCCGGCCCCGGAAATAGGCTTGCCTACAATAACCCCGGATGTGCTAGGAACGGTAATGTTCGCGTTCCCGGCAACGGTCGTTGCTGTAAGGATCAGCGGCCCCGGCGTCAAACTCTCGATCAGGGAGCCGACCTGAACACCCGGCCCGGTCACTAGCTGCCCTATAGCAAGGCCCGCAACGCTCGAAAGATTCAAGACGTTGCCTGTTGCCCCGTCAATCGTTCCTTGCACCCTTGTGGCGCATCCGGCGAACTGCGGGTGATAGCTTAGGAAGTCTGAAACGGAATAAGGCGGATTATCGCCAACAAGAACATTTGAGGCTGAACCAATGAGAGCTAAACCGGCACTGCTCTCGTTACTCCAGCCCCAACATTCTTGAATGAATTGATCAAGGTTTTGCCAAGCCATTTGGCCCAATCCTTCGCGTTCGATTAAGCCGTTGTTCCGCCACTTCCAATGTCGTTGCCGTTCGGCAATCCAGCCCCCGGTTTCGCTCCCCAACCTGAATTTGGATCAGCTTCCTTGGGTTTTGTTTCTTCAGTCTTTGGCGCGGCGTTTGTTGGTGTTTTCTTCTTTGGAGTTGAAAGAACCTGAACAATGGTAATTGATCCATCTTCAACACAAAGACGAAATAAATCATCCGTCTTAATCCAATCCGGAACTTCCTGCGGGTTGACGCTTGGCGAAACAACAGTTTGACGTTTCAGAATCGCAGTTTTTTCATTCGTTACAGAATTGTGAACGATTTCATGATCCTGAAAATGAAGTTTCTTGCGGCAAATAATCTGCATTGTTAATTCCTCATTGAATACTGAAGAAGGGGCTGGCAACGGCCCCTTCAAATTTTCCTCAACTAGAGGATGATTTAGGAAATTCCGTCAAGGTAATAGAAGGATTGACCCCGAAGGAACTGAACCTGTCCAATGCAGCCATTGAACAGCGTAACGTAAGCGCCGCCCTTGTCGGTTGTTGGAATGGTGAAAACCTTGCGAGCCGGTTGCGGTGCGCGAATCAAAACGTTCTTTTCATCATTCCGATAGAAGCAAGCCCGCCCGGTGCCGCCCGCGCCTTGAGTTGAAATCCAAGGATTCGCAACCGGCTTGAATTTGAAATCAACGCCAGAAGCCTTCGCAATGTTGTTGGCTTCGATGTAAGCGCCAACGCTCTGATAACCGCCAACGGTGCCAAGAACAAACGGTTGGAACAGAGTGTTGAAAGCGTTGTAATCAATCAAGCATGAATCCGGATACGCTGCGTTCGCGTAAACAGCTTGACCAATTGCAGCCGCCAAAGCGCCGTTCACATCGTATTGAATCTGAAGCGGGGTTTTGGTACTCCAGAGCCGCGAAGCGCCCGTTCCGGTTGCCGAGGCAAGCGCTGAAGTAATGTTCGTGTTGTTCAACAATCCGGGTTGACCCAACCAACCGTTGTAGCAAACAACTTCCATTGCCTTGTTCCAAACTTCCTGAACGCCTTCTTCAAGCAATGCGTTCAAAGAGAATGGAGCCGGTTGGCCGGTGCGAGCCGCTGTTGCAAGTTTTTCTGTGTCAAGAACAGTAATGGTGAAGCCTTGACCCCAAAGCCAAGTTTGCCAAACGCCTTTGATCAAATTCACTTGCACTTCAGGAATATCGGTGTTGTTGGTATCCTGAAGGCCGTATTGATTGCCGCCCGTTGTTCCGAAGTCCGAAGCATAGGCGGTCAAATAGTCCGGAAAACCCCCGCCAAATTTCACAGTAATGTCGCGGGGATGGGTCATACTTGAAAGCGGTTTGACCAAATCCGGCAACATCAATTCGAGTTGTGCGTTCAGAAAGGCAAATGAACCCGATGAAGCTGAATCAAAAGCAACACTCCCGTTCCCCGCTCGCCTGATCATAATTGCAATTCCTACCTTTCGATAATTTGCTTTCGATCCAACTTCAACACCGCCGAAATGCTTAGGCGGCAACTCTCTGTTTGAGGGTGATTTCCGCAACGCCGTTTCCGTCAATCACCCCGGTTGTGAAAACAACGCCGGGTAGAGCAACGGTAAGCAACGCCGAAACCGTCACAGTGAAAGAATCGTTTGTAATGAACACAACCGAACCTTCGGTGAGGGTAAAATCAACAGTTCCGTTGTTGAATTTCGAAGTATGAGTTGCCATTGCAACAATGGTTCCGGTTCCAATGATGTTACCGTTGGCATCCGTTACCTTGTACGCCGTTCCACTTGTGAACGTCACGGTGTAAACTTGAGCCGTTGCGTTCGAACCAATTGCCAGCCCGGTAATCGTGCCGTTGCCTGTATTGCTACCAGCAGCCCCAACAATACTTCCGTCTGGAACTGCCTCAAAGTCACCAACGGTTCCCGCTGGAATTGCGCCGTTTAGCGCAAGCCGGGTATAAACCTGCCCTTGGGAAACGGGTTGCCCGTTCGCAATTGAAACATCAACCGAACCGCGTTCAAGCAAGCCGCCAATGGTGCCCGGTGCGAAGCTTCCAAAGTACGGCGTTTGATTGCCAACGTTGCCCAATGTTGAAAAATTCAAATTCGTTTTGACGTTGCGAACCGCAATGCCCGCGAACAAGGAAGCAAGAAAAATTCCGCCGCCCGCGATGAAATCAGCAATGCTTTGAATCGTTCCGCCTGTCGAATCGGGAACGATCACGCAACCTTGACCAAAAAGGATTGCGTTCGGTGTTGAAGGCAATACCTGCCTTGCATGAATGACGCGCTCGCCAACGCGGGAAATGTTGCCGGGAAATCCATTGTTCAACGACAAAACAGGAATTGCTGTACCGAAGCCGCCAGCGCTCATGATCATTCCCCTTCAATTGAAATGCGTTGCTGTTGAATGAAGCGTTACTTCATTGAACTTTTAGTTACGTTGATTGCGACGAGCCGCGTAAGCGTCCACAACTTCAGTCTGAAATTTCTTCGAAGCCGCTTCATTTTTGGCTTTCTGATCCAAAGCATCTTTGCCTGTTGAAGCCGCCGCCTTTTGAACTGCTCCATAACCGCCCTTGCCAGCGGTTCCGCCCGCCGTCAGTCCGCCATTGACTGTTTTAACGGCGGTATCAAACGCGCCAATTGTTGTTTTGTTTTTGGTTGCTGCAATAAATGGCTTCATCGCTTTGAATGCAGCGTTCGCGCCTTCTTTCCTTGCCTTCAGGAGCGCCGCTGAATCCGTTCCCGTTCCAGTTGACTCCGGACGGTCGCCCGGTTCAATGGTCAAAGCTTCAATCGCATCTTTGCCGGATTCAATCCCGCCGTCTTCCGGCATTTCATCGCCCGTTTGCTCGCCCGCAACGGTTTCATCTTCGCCTTTGCCACCTTCGCCACCGGTGAACATTGCTTTCAAAGATTCCATATCAGCGTCTTGAGCGTTCATTTCTTCTTCCTTGCCATCCAACATGCGATCCAACGCATCATGAAAACGCTTGCGATCAACCGCCTTGGCATCGTTGGCGGGTTTTTCATCCTTGCAGCCTTTGCAATCGTTGTTATTGCATCCGGCTTTGTGCATGGATTCATCGCGGGCATCGGCCCCTTCCTTCTTCTTTTCCAATTCTTCGGCCATTGCATCCATCGCCATCGCAACGTCTTCAGGCTTCGCCGTTGCCGCCCAACTCTGAATTTGAGTTTTTCTCGTTGTCCTACCCAAAAGGCCATCAATGAACTTTGACATATCGAACACTCCGTTTCCTGTTGAAGTAGGTTCCAACGAATCTTGAATTGAAGCTTCCGGCCCCGCTCTGCCAGCGTTGACAATGGCAACATGATTACCAACTATGTCAACTTGCAAGAGCGAATCGCCTTGCCTTAAAACATGATAATTGTATCCACAAGATAACTCCCGAAGTCCAGCTTTTATTTTTTCGATGAGAAATCTATCCTTCACGATCAAATCAGCAAGCAAGGGAAAATCACCCGATTCTAGCGCTTCAGCACCCCGGCGAACATTGGCGATTTGCCCTTTTTCGTGTTCCCGAACGGTATCAACATTAAGAAGTTGATCCGGATGCCCATCCGTTACCGATTTGGTTTCGAAGCTTGCAATGGTGCGGGGATTGAAAACTTCTTCTGGCGTCCTAAGCAATTCAACTTCTTCTTCAGGATCACCAAGAATTTTTTGCGATTGGCGTTCCCCTTCATCAATCTCTTTCAACTTATATTTTTGAAATCCAGTGCGAGCAATAACGGCGTTCTTGAAGACTACATAGCCTTCGGGTGTTTCAATCCAATTATCGGAAAGTTTAACGCCGTAATAAGCTAACATTGCCGCCCTTAGTTAACGGTGCAAAGAATGTCCAAAGTTCCGCCGCTCGCAGTTGTTGCGGAATGAGTTATAGTTATAGCGTTTGTTGCTTTGGTTGAAATGAAATCCGCCAATATATCAGCCGCCGCCGTAAGGTTTGTTGGTGAAAATGTGCAATGAGAAGAAGATGTTGCCCCAGTCACTGTAGCAACATCGGTTGTTGCCACTGTAAATGTTAAACTTCCTTTGAACACTTGCGTTGCGGCGTTCACCGTAACATTTCCAGTTCCGCCCGAAGGGGAAATTGAAACATTCGTTCCGGCTGTAATTTGAGTAACAGCGCCGCTTGCGCTCGCAATCTGAATACCTTTGTAGGTAAGAATTGTTCCGTTGTCAACCAACCCGGAAGGTGAATACACACAAAGTCCGCCGCTGAATTGCGAACATTCGGGGATGGTTCCAAGAACAGTTGGATTGACGAAGTAAGCGCCCGAAAGAAAACCGTTTTGCGCTCCAACTCCAATTGCTAAAGCAACAGCAAACGCAATTGCCAACCAATAACGCTTCTTCATTTCAATTCCCCCGTACCTACAAAATCATGCCACAAGCTGAAGCGGCAAACCGGAAACAAGCAAGAATTGTTTTTTGCTCATTACGGAAATTCGCCCTTGTGAATAAACTTTATGCGGCCATTGTAGAAGATTCAATGAAAGTACAGGCAAAGCGGGGCAACGACAATTGTAAATGTTTCCGGCGTTGTAATGGCCTTCGCTTTTTTGTCCAATCAATTGTTCGGGGGCCGGGGGATCATCGAAGTTAACTAGAACATGATTCATCTTTGCATGTGATTTTCTAACCCTAGCGTCTTCGCTTGTTTGCCATTCGTACCAATTCAAACCAATTGATTCAGCACGAACGCGAGTTATTGCGGTATCGGCTTTAGCAACTTCAGTTCTTGCAAGTCGTTGAACTTGATATTCTTTCAAATGTTGCATGAATGGGCGAATGTCTTTAACAATATCTTCAGAGCGCCTTCCCTTCAATTGTTCGCGCTGTATGAAGTGAACCGAACGTTCCGCAATGTCTTCCGGCAAAGTTGTAATATATTGAATATTTTCCTGAATTAAAGAATGCAAACGAATGCCAAGCGGTCCTTTCAATTCGTTCTGCAACATCGAATAAATAAGCCGTCCCTTGCTCGCTTTCGTTGCTGCCGCTTGCCAACTTCGGCTGTTCCCATTCGCAACCATTGTAATCATATTCGTTGCTAGACGATGGGCAGAGCCTTGAATAAAATTTCGCGCTTGTGCGAATTCCACCAATCGAGCGTTTAGCTCGCCTAACGTTGAACTTGTTGGAAACATAAAATATTGATCTATCAACCGGCGAATTTCTCGCTGATAGATCAATTCAAATCGAGTTGGCCGATGGAACGGAGAATTCATTTTTCTTCAAACTCCGCTGTTCCAGCCCTTGCTTCGCCTTGCTCAACTTCAATTGGTGCTTGCGGTTTATCGTCCGCTTCATCAATCATTTTATCCGTTACGTTTGTCATGATTTCTGTTTTGTCGCCAAGCTGCTTCAATTCTTTCAATGTCAATTGTTGCGAAGTAACACCGGCATTGAACGGAGCAAGAATAGCTTCTGTCCCATCTTTGGAAAGTTTAACTTTGTCTTCTTCGGTTAACACACGAATTGAAGGCCAAGTAATATCTAAATCGTCCGGAACGTCCCCGAATTCGCTCATACAAATGACTGGATACAGTTGTTGCATTAACTGTGGTTCCAAATCATCGCTTTGTGCTTGTGCAATCGCTTCTTCATAGTTGCGTTCATCGGCATCGTTGCTATTGTCCAAACCGCTTGAATTCTTTCCGAATAACTTTGAATATGGAATAGATGGAGTTGAAGAAGCAGCAACCGCAATTTCAAAACGATCTAGTACATCTGCAATTCCACCAAATGTGTATTGATGTGATTCAAGTTTACCTTCTTTGCCAAGAATCAACATCGATTGATTGGAAAGCAATTCGTTTTGCGCTTGATATGTTTGCGCGAACTTCGTTAAAGCCGCTCCCCCGGATGTTGCTCCGCTCAACATTTGCGCCAATTCCGGGTTAACCTGCGTCATAACCTGCGCTCTAAACAGTAATTGAAGAATTGACCATGATGCATTATCGCGTTTCCGCATTTCTTCCATTACCAATTCAAGAACACTGATCCCCCAATATTGATTGGCTTCATGTTCAGGCGTTGGAACATCCGGCCCGGTAAAACGAAGAATGCGCGAAGCATGAATATCAAAAAGTTTTTCGTTTCCATTCTGACCATGAACGCCGTAGAATTCAGGCAATCCAAAAGTCAAAGGCGATTCAACATCTTGTTGTTCATTTCCAATTGGAGTTATGCCGCTCCAACGATCAAACACAATTAAACCCTTGTAAGAATCTGGATTTATATCGTCCAGCTTCAAAGGTTTGTCAAGAATATTTTCATGACCCTTGATCACCATTAAAGCGCCCGCACCGCCAAACAACCGCGCCCATGTAATCGAGCGCTTGATCTTTTTCGGTGTCAAAGTTCGTTTGATGGTCCGATCAAAATCCGCAATTTGATCAGGCGTCAACTTACAGTTTAGCCGGGGCCAAGCTTTAACCATATCTTTAGCGGGAATTTCAACAACTTTTCGCGGTATCCAATGATTGCGAAATAAAGTAATCATTAACCAATAATCATTAGTCCAACGATTAAGAATGTAATCAACACCTTCGGCAACTGAAGGCGTTCCGTAACCCATCCTAGCAATTGGATTGCTAAATGCATCCTCAGCAATTGAATCTTTGCCTACATTAAAAACAGCACTAGCAAACGTCTTGTAACGATCCATGAAGTTATGGTTGATCATCGTTTCCTTTCGTTACGCCGCTAAAGCAAGAGTGACCCGCCACGCCGGTACTTTGGTTTGAACAAAATACCGTAACGCATCCGGGGCATGATCATTGATCTTCAACGGTTCATCTTCCCCAACCAATTGCTTCTTAGGATTCCACGCATAAGACTCCAATTCAGCCCGGAGTTTAACACAACGCTCATGTATCCTAATCTTTTTTTGTGCCAACATGCTAGAAGTATTTCTGATTCCGTTTTCAACATCGTTATCGGCGTCACAATGCCAAACACCTTTCAAATTCATTTCAGCTTTCAAGCTTGCTGCTGAAGGATCAACAATCGCTTGCGCTTGGGGGCCAAAGCTATCGCGAAATTGAATTAAATCTTCAATGTATTGCCCATCGGTTTTTTGAACTGTCGTTTCCCTTGAATCCCAATAGTATTCTTGATCAACCCAATAAGTTGTTCCATCGTCAATGATCAACAAAAATACAGTTGGGTTTCCAGTACCATAATCAATAGCAATGAACTTTTCAACGAAGCCGCCTGAATTACCCAACCCCAAAGGCCGGGTTGTATCGTCATAAAGAAGTTCATCACTATAAGAGTCTTTATAAATCGCACCTTCAGCAACGCACCAAATGCCATCAATGTTTCTTTTCTTAAATACACCCTTGAACATTGTTTCAAATTGAAGAATCTTGGCTTCGGATAAAGACAAGTTATCACGAAGCATGAACTTTTCAGACCATACTAACCCGCTCGCTTTCTTTTCAACATTTGTAATGTAGTCTTTATTGATATAGTGGAAAGGATTATCTGGATTAGTTGTTCCGTACAGGCGAGCGCCTTCCGGGGACATTCTGGAAAGCATCATTTCAAAAAACGATTTTGGAATTTTGATAAGTTCATCGCCGTAAGCAACGCCAACCGTTGAACCGCGAATATATTTTTCCGATCCTTCATCTTTGGCCCCAACAACCCGCCATTTAGTGTTGCCTAACCAAAGTTCCCCGGTCATTCGATTGTAAGAATAATTCTTGGTTCCATAGAAGTTGAAAAGATCATTCAAAACGTTGTGATAAAGAGTATCTTTCGAAACTCCAAACATCACCCGTTCGCCTTCAACTTTGTAGGTATCCAATGCGAAGGCAATCTTCGGTATCATCGTCCAGTTCTTACTAGAACGAACCGCACCTTCCAAAATATTGATAAAAGCGTCTTCTTGTGGACGCCTTCTAATAAACTTGATTGATTTCTCGCTATACTGTGCCATTTGGCGAACCAAGAACCATTTCAGAAAGTTCTTTCATGCGATCAGTAAATTCGGTTCCATCATCTTTCTTGACAAGACCCCAACCCATGATCTTGCCGATTTCAGAAAATGCGCGAACACGATCAACATAAGGAACGGTTAAGCCGGTTGCAATTTGATACAAGTTTTGAATCACAACTTCGCGTTCAATCGGTAATCTGTCCAGCCGGTCAACTTCAGCAAGAACAACTTCATCATGAATCCATTCTTCAGCGATCCGCAAAACGTATTGCGGATACAGTTCGGTTTGTTCCTTGCCAACAATTTCCTTGGCAATGAGCGGTTGTGGAAGTGAACGCAAGTCTTTAGAGAGCCGCTGAAGCAACTTAGCGAACGCTAACTTGTATTCTCTTTCTTCCATACCGGAATAATACCTTGAAAAAAACAAAAAGCGGGCAATCTTTGCAGACCGCCCGCCTTTGCTGTAATGCTAAAACCGTTGAATTACTTGGTTGGAGCAACCAACGGAGTGTTATCCGGCAAGAGCGCCAAAACCGATGCTTGGGTAATTGGAATCCCCGAAGCGGCACTCCAACCGGCAAGCGCTTTGTTAATCAGCCCGCCAAAAACATTGACGATGGTTTCGGCGGCGTCAACTGGAAGCGCAAGAGCCGGGTCAACTCCCTCGATTGTTTCCAGAACAAGATTGGCGTCATTCTGAATTTCAGTTGCGATGTTCGATACGGTTGAAGTGTCCAAGGAATCATCCTTTCCGGTTTAACGTTCATTGAAGTTTTGGTTGCATACAGCGCCTTGATTTGAGCAACCAATGGAACAATTGCAGCGAGCGAAGATTCCACAACAGCTTGTTGCGAAGAAAGGCCCGCCGCTGTAGCTGTAACGGATGTTTTGATTTCTTCGTAACTAGCCATTGCATCAACCGCCGTTGTTTGCGCGTTTCTTGCTTGAGTAATAATGCTTTGGTTTGCCGCTGTTTGTGGAATCGTCCCGGCGTTGTAATCAACGCCCGCCTGATCAATGACCGCTTTCGAAGCGCTCAAGGCTTGAAAAGTCGTTCTCTCCCAATTGGTGCAACCGGAAATGAAACACATCGAAATGGAGAGAGCCAAAAAGATCATCAACACTTTACCCGCTGAATTGGTTGCCGCGCTTGTTGGCGTAGCTGCGAGATTGGCTGTACCGTCACCTTGAAGCATACGAAGCCAAAGGTTCAGCAAGCCAACAACGAACGTTGCAACAGCGCTCGCAATCAACCAAACTTTGCTTTGCTCTGGATTCATCAAAGCAACAAACCCGTTGTAGCCGGTGATAAAGGTTAGTGTTGTGATCAGAAAGGAAAACCAACCTTCCAACGTTGTCTTGCTAATTCCAAAAATCGTTGTGTTCATGTTCCCTCTTTTCAAGTTGAATTGGTTAATGTTTCACAAGCAAGTTAATGATGATCAAAACCAAGCCGCCTATGGAACTGATCAAAGTAACAATAACAAGCTTGTTCATTCCGGCTTGCCATTTTTCGGCTTTATCAAGAGAATCTTTAAACATGGTCTGTTGATCCTCAACAGTTTTCATTCGCTCTGTTAAAGACGGTTTGCTGTTGCCAAAATATATATCCTTGACAATCTTTACAAACAACTCGTTTGGACTTAAACCAACAAGTTCAAGATTACCGCTTTCTTCACTCACGCCGAAGCTCCAATCAAAGGGTCATTAAACATTGCCGCTTCAGCCTTTCGTCTATTCACCAATCCGCTCGAAAGCATTGTTCCAGCATAAACCCATTTCCCAAATTGTTGTCCAGCACCTACAAAATTAGCTTCGTTCAACAGAACTAACAAAGTTGAACCCTTGAATGCCGAAGGCCCAACGTTGAAAGTGAAGCTAACCAAAGCATCAAACTGGTACTGAAGCAACGGAACTGTGACAGATTTTCCAACTGCGTTGACAGCCCATGACACGTCTTCCTGAAGCGCCTGTAATGCCTGTTCCTGCGTCCATACAAGGCCCGCCGTCACTTCCGGGCCGGTATGACCGTATCCAATCGTAAGAATCCCGCGTACATCTTGGTAAGCCTGTAATCGAAGGGATTCAAACCCCTTCAGCATTGCCAGCCCAACGGGAGATAACAACAAGGTTGCGTTTGGACCCGGCATACTGGCATTGGAGCAACAAAAAGCGCCCCTGTCAATACCGAAGTGCTCAAGACTGGCAGATTGTTGGCAGATTGCAAGCTATTTTTAATTTATTTTCAGAAACTTTAGTAACCAAAATGAACTAGCCCCAACCCCTTGCGGGATTGAGGCTAGTATTGCAGTTTGGAGGAGAGCCTTATCTGCAACTTGTTAGGCGATTCGATAGACGCGAGCGCCGCCCGCCTTCTCTTCGAACCCATTGGCGTACTTCTGTCCCGCCGTCACTTGCCGCAAAGTGAACTTGCGGGTTGCAACGAGAACCGGAACTTCAACGCCCTTGCGGTTCTTTTTCTTGTCTGTGGGATGCTCAGTGGCGAAACGCCGGGTTGCGCTCGAAACCGTTGATCCGAACGTTTCCCAAGGCTTCGGGTACTTCGCCGTAACCGGAACGAAGAAGGATTGCCCAACTCCCATCTTCGAAAACGGATACTGTTCATCACGCCGCCCGCCCTTTGCAGCCGGGGGAAGCGGAATGCCCGATTCCAGCACAAACACGTTTGCCGGGGCAGAATCGGTTTCAAACAACCGAAGAAGTTGAAGTTCCCGCACTGTTGCGCCCGCGCCCGCTGCGTTGGACTCCAGAAGCTTGGCAGTGGCCCGCGCTGCGATCTTGCCCGAAGGATCGGTAATGGTGGGATTCACTTCAATGTGTCCAGCTTCAACCAACGCTTTCACATCGTCCGGGTGAACGAGCGAATAGCCTTGCGGCCCCTTCGTATCGCTCACAATGCTGTTGAGCAATTCTTTCTGTTGCGCTTTCGTTTTCTTTGCCATGATTTTCAATCTCCAAAGGGGTTTACCCTTGAAGAAAACGTTACGCCAACTCGAACCGGGTTGTCAACCCCCGTTACGGTTATTTTCCACTTTCAATTAAAATTCGAATTTTCTCCATTCGATCAAGGCAACTTGAACATTCCCTGCCCACATCGCAAGGATATTCAGGTTCCATTTTGACTATTCGACCCCGCACCCCGACATTAACGATAATTTTAGTTCCACATTCAGCCATGAATTTTCTTGTTACAGCAACCGTTGCGCCGCGCCTGTGACCATTATGCCTACAAGCGAAAGACGTGAGATATTCTAGGGCGTCTTGTTGTTCTAGTGGAATCCCCGATTCGATTTCAAATGCCATTTGTTTAGCTCCAAAAAGCGCTTAGTTAAAATTTCCAATTGGCATCAAAGCAAAGTATGCTTCAATTGTCTTCACCGCTTCTTGCCATGAATAGCAAACGTTAACGGCATAGCCTTGAATGGTGAGAAAATTAAGGAACAAGTTTTGGTCGTTTGACGTTTTGTTGAGTCCAAACTTCATTTCAATCCACAAACCGTGAAAGCCGCCGCGAGAAATAGGCAAGAATATATCCGGAACGCCGGGTTTGACGCCTTGCGCCTTGAACTTTCCGGCTTCGGATTTACTGCGCCCGCCGCCGTTAGGAACATGAAACATGAATTTTAATTCGGGATATTTTTGTTGTTGTTCAGGCAGAGCAGCCCAACAAAATAATGCGGTTTGTTCAGCGCCTTCGCTTCCTGACTTTGCTAAGGATTCTGGAGTTGGACCCGGCATTTAATTCAGGCTCGCTTTCATCATGTGTTGCAAATTTACATCTTTAAGAACAACATATTCATCAAGAAAGCTTGCGAATTGTTCATTTAAATAATTGAAACATCCTTCGCATTGCTTTGTGTGTTCGGCAAATTCTTGTTTGTTGAAAATTTCAAACCTATCCATGAAGAGAAAAAACAATTCGCCTTTTACTTCTTCCGGCAGTTCTTGATACTCTTGCGAAGTCATGCCAACTCCAATTTCGCCAACCACAATTTGAACTTCACCCAAGGCGATAATTTCGAATCATTGATAATGTAAGACGCCGGGGCGTCAATGTAAACAAGCTTCAGTGTAACAGCATCGTTGATTTCTTTAACTTCCTGTTGTGTAAATTGGCAACCTATCCGTTCCCATTCCAATCTTGTGATTTTCACCAATTACTCCAAAAACAGTAACGGGGTTAAACGTTGCCGCTCAACCCCGCCCCTGCTAAACGCCTTCGGCTGCGTCTTTTGCTGCTTCGTCGGCGCCCGCGACGAGAAACATCTGCTGCGCTTCCAAAAGCTTCTGGCTAGCTATGAGCTTCTCATCGTCGATGAGCTGGGCTTCGGCCCCTGCGTCTTTTTCCGTATCCTGATCCATGCTATCACCCCCTTTCTATTGCAACGTTGGAAATCCGAAAGTTGCCCAAAGTCAAAACACGGAACCGAAAACAAACAACAAAGCAAACCCGCGCCATTTGACAATTTTAACGATTGTATCAACAGGGATAGGGCTGTTCATCGTCTTCTTCCTCTTCCGGCCATTCAGCAAGCTTTTTCACGATGATCCGTATCGGGCGATTGTTGACAAAAGTCAAGCCAGCACGAAACGCAAATCCATAGAAAACAGTGTTGGCATTGCTTCAAATTATATTTTGATTCGTTGCAACACTCGCACCGTATGCGCTTCATAGATGATTTGTCCAACCGCCGATGATTGAATTTGGATTAGATGTTTCTGAAACAATTGGCGATTCGCAATTCATAGCTATCAACTTTTGTTTCGCAAAATGATTGTCCACAACATCCACAATTGCATCAACGTGAGCATCGAACACACGCGAGCCGCCTTTTGTGAAAAAGTCTGTTGAAGATGTGGACAACTGAAGGATTTTTTCGGCAACTTCAGGCGTTGAACAGGTTGCGATCCATTCGCCTTCATCGCCGTACAGGATACGGGGATTCCTCACTGATTTGCTCCAAGGCATTCAAGGCACCATCGAATGAATTGAAATAGCGAAACTTGGAACAACATAAAGAAAGGCTCGCCCCCTGTCAAGGGAAAAAGCGAACCCGATGTGGAAAACTTGCTACGCGGGCTTGTCTCTATTTTGCTTCCCCCAACCGTAGCGAGAACAACGGTGTTCAATTTAGGGTTCAGCCTAAGCCCGCGTAACCTTGTTCAACGCCGCTTGATCAATTCCAACGTTGATTCATCTGCAATTATAAACGCTGAATCAACTGAATCACCCCGGCGAATAATAGCAATGAAAATAGCAAGCCAAAATTGACATTCTTTGGAATTCAAGTTGTGCTAAATTCGCACATTGCTTTTTGCTTGATTTTCAGGAATTCGCATCATTACTCCTATCGTAAATTGGATTTTGACAACCGCAAATTGGGCAAACTTCAACCCAAGAATTCAAACCAGTTTCGTGGCACCTACAATTTCCACGCGGGCAAGCGTTCCTAACTTCGCGAACAATTTCATCCAAAATGTTTTTGCCGCGTTCAGTAAGCCGGGTTCGTTCATTCATCGCTGCCCCTTTTCAAAATCATACCCGGCAATAAAGCCGCTGGCATATACATTCAAGAATGTTTGAGCAACCATGTTTTGTTCTTTTCCGGGCGGAACACAAAACACAATTTTCAAAGCATGTGCAATCGAAGAACTACTTTTTGCAAGCAATTCCAAACTAGCAACTGGAACCACTTCGTTGCCGTAAATCATTTTTAGTTTTTCGCCAATTTTCATCGCTGCGTCACCGCCTTTACATGGCCCATTGTCTTACGTCGTTCCTTGTTGGCCTTCAAGTAAGCTTTGCAGCGCTCGCATGTAACATTCATCGCCCATGTTGCGAGCATTGTCTTATAGGTTGCGGGTTGATCCGGGCGATTGTCGAGATACGCTGCCAACTCTGCTGCTGCCCGATCCTTGCCGGGGCAAACGCCTTCCGGAGTTGATTCATAATGAATTTCGATTTCGGTACTGGATAAAGCGAGACTCATTTTATTGGTTTCCTTTCATACCGAAACCGCGAACCCCCGAACCTTCATTCGCTACAACTCGCCATTCTTCGTATAGCTCTGAAGCGATCACTTGACCATCCAGCAAAAGAATTTGTACGCCAGTCCAACCAATCCTACCATGATCAAGACCGGCAGAGCAAATGGAACAAATAACGCGCAAAACAATACGAACAAAAAGCCTATCAACTTCATTTGCAACCCCCTTTGATCCATTGAATAATAGCAACTGCAACTTCAATCCACAAGAAAAATTCATCGGCCCAACGACAATGGTAATTTACATCGTTGGATAAGGTATCACGCCCAGATACATGAAGTAAAGGCTTACGCCTATTAGGGCCGTAATAACGCCGCTGATCGTTGCCGCCATTACCAAAAATCGTTCCATTGATGGTTTGCTGCATGGCATTTTGATTCCCCTTTCTTTAGTAATTTAAAATCGAAACTTTGGTTTACACAATACAACGTTTGGGTTATGCTATTTCAATCCCAAGAATTAACAAACAGGCGGTCTGGATAAGCATCCTGTTGATTAAATGATTCGCCGTCAACAATGATCCATCCGTGTTTGTAATTGTGGCGGGAGTCTATTTCGGCCTGGTGGGCGTCACGTTCGGCCCAAGACATATTGAGCCATTCGCCGAACGTAAAAGCTAAGACTTCGGCATTGTAAGCATCGAATCTTTTTGCCATTTCTTTAACTGTCATTGTCTATTCCCCTTCAACCAAGAACAGAATAACAATTTCAATTAAGATTGTCAAGCAGTATTCCTACAATATTCGAAGCCAAGAGCGGCGATCTGTGAATTTTACAACGCGGTCCGGTGTTCAAAGATAATAGAATCAATATAATATACATATATGTAGTAAGTAAGTAGATTGAGTGAGAATATAGAGGAAATAGTGTAACAGAGCGTAAGTGATTGATTTATAAGCCCCGATATCCTGTTTCAGATACTCAAACTATCCGGATGTAAAGTTTGCTTTACTAGGCTATCCGATTATATCTGAACGCTATCCGAAACGCCTTAACGCCCCTATAGAATCAACGCCAGTTCATGATTTTGCCATTTTCCTCTTTACCCCACCCCCCCGTCAAAATCTACAACGGATACCGTTGGATACCACCTAAGTTGTTGTGGCCGTAGGTTTGACCGCGTAGTAATTTTGGCATCTTGACAAGCCAGCTTTACATGGTTTATAGTCAACGTTTCTTATGGACAAGTACCGAAAAGCATTCGAAAGAGCCGAAGCGATTCGCATTGCACAACACAACGAGCGTATATTCTACGAACGCAAGCGCAAGGCATGTGCCAAGCTGGAGCATTCTTGAGGGAACAATGAACATTCCGCGATCAACACAATTTAGAGCGCTTCAATTGCATCGAATGCCGCCATGCGAATCATGGAGTCTTTCCAGCGATACAGTTAAGCTTTGGGAAGAAATGTGGATTCGCCGCAGTGTGTCCGCATTGAATACTCAATTCGGCATTTACCTACAATGCCACAAGAACAAAGATGGATCGTTGACCATCTGGCATAATCCAGAGCCGAAACCAGTTCAACGAAAAAGCGCCGCGTTCGATAAGCTTGTTTGGTTACGCGAAAAGCTGGAAGGCTACAGACGCCAGAAAGATGAAGCGGCAAACCCCAACGCTTACCTTACTGAAATGCTCGCAACGCAAGAACAAATCGATGCAACCTTGATTGAATTGCAATACAATGAAGGCGAGCCGCGCAAGCTTCGCGGCAATGCAGTTCACCAACCTTTGAGCGTAATCTTGGAATTTTACGGATTAACCGAAGCGATTTGGAAATCTCTACCAAAGAGATTACAATTGCAAAAGAAGATTCAAGCTGAAGTTGCGATCAAGAACAGACGCAGAGCGGAGGAAGGGAAATGATCCACATTCATTTGGATGAAGCTTTTTGGTGTGAAAACTGTCAATGCTTCATTGATTCGGCAATTCGTTGTCCAAGTTGTGCAACTGAATCCAATTTGATTCCAATGGCGCAATTTATGCCGTTGATCCATCAACGCATTGTTGAAATAAGTACGCCAAATATTTCTAATCGCCCGTTTGGTAATACTAAAGAAGATGCGGAATCAAGGAAACGGGAGTCAAGTACGTAAATCCCAATTGTATATCTTCAGAACACGTCCCGAACGTAATAGGCGATTCCACGCCGGGGCGAGTCTTTTATTCGAGAAAGATCAATCCGTTCAAGAATCCCATTGTCAACGTACTCTTGAATCATTTGTTTGAACGCTTGATTAGAATGGTGATCTTTCCGAAACGCTGAATGATGAATTACATTTGCTTGAATGTACTTATTGGTTGTGATCTTGGCGTTATACATCGCTTCATCAATCTGATATGTTTTGCCATACGCAGGTTTGTATCCTTCTTTTATGTAACGCTTCAACACGTTCATTATTGCCATACGCTGTTCAATTGAATAATTCACATCCCCAACCCGCCCCGTTTCAAATCTAGTAACAACGCAAGAAATTCCGTACACAATAAAACGCTTCGCCCATTGAACACATTCAAGGGTCATAACAGGATTGTCGGGATTGATACCTACAGCAATCAATCCAGCGAGCCGCAACAGGCGAAGATGCGCCCGCGAATATAACTTGCCTTCGGCTGATTCCCTATTCTTCAAAGTGATTTCGTAACATTGTTCACTGAACCGCATGTGTTCTTCGTGTGCTTCTGGGGTTTCGTCAATGTTAATTACATTGTTCATTTGTGCAAGTTGTAGCGCTCGCCTTGCGATCCCCGCGATAATGTGAGTCATTTTTTTATCGGGCTTAATTTGTCCATGCAATTCATTATGCGGAACCCGATCCCCGGATGCTTCAACAACTGTGAATCGCGCAACCAAGCCTTCTTCGATATTTTCTTCATCCAATGCACGATAAAATGTATCCGGAGTTGCATCGCCAATCAAAGTGAAAGATGGAGCCTTAATTGCATGAACGTCTTTTGTTTTGTCAGAATAGATTGATCCTCTAACCACCTGTCCATAACCTGATTTGGTATACAAATCCAACAGCAAACCGCGAAGTGCTGTTTCGTTAGCCTTCGCATACTTCGATGTTAACTTTTGCATCCAAAATCCAATTTCGCCTTTGTGCGAATAGAAGCATGGAGAAGAAACGGAAAGATGTTTGATTAAAGCTTGCGGGCTTGCGATTTCAGCGGGTCCGATGAATTGTTCGAAAGCGGGCAACAGTTCAAGAACTGCATTGGTTAGCATTTCCATTCCACTGGCAGCGCCTTCCTTGCCGCCCGCCGTTGGGGCCAATATAGCGATGTAATGATTTAAGCCTGTTCGCGAAATGTTGTAAGCTTTACCGGCAATTCCAGCAAGATAAGCAATAGCCCCGGCGATTGCAATTTCTTTAACGGGGCGAACAGCATTTTGATAAATGAAAACTGCAATATCGCCCAATAATCCGGGGGGAAGTTCATCGAAAGAAAATTCATTCAAGGATTCTTTGATGAATTGCGGAAGTGATTCGCGAATTGAATCTTTAATATCAAAATCTTTTAGGATAGGTGTTGCAAGCTGTTCAGTAACCTTAGCGTCAACATGAGCCTTAACCATCGCTTCTAATTCAGGGAAGTAATTCTTTTGATCAAAAGCCTTAGTGATCAGTCCATATTTTTCATGAAACAAATAATCGGGTCTAGCCTTGCGTTTGCGCTTTGGTGAATTCTGGAACAATGGCGAGTTGAAATAGATTCGCGCAACTTGTTCTTTGTTGTCTGTGTAAAACGCAACGATATTTAGAAATGCTAAATCGCCTTCGCTTTGGCTTGGGTAATTCATTCCGGCCCAATCTCCATACCATAGCCGCATAAATAAATTGCCGTTGCTTGCTTCAGCGGCCATTTTGCAAATTTCTTCATCTGTCTTCGTTTGCGCCGCGCCAACCCAACTTGAGGCAACAACAGTTTCAATATGCCCAACCAAAGCTTCTAATTCGTTTTGTCGTTCGACAATCGGAGCCGGGTTTACAACGTCACCTGTTATGGTTATGTAACGGGAAAACGGATAGACTTCAATGAATTCTTTGGAAAGTTTTTTGCCAGCATTCAACTTCCCTTTAACCCAAATGTGAACGCCGCCATGCGGCGATAGCTCTGAATATGAATTCAAAGCTTCGTAGATTTCTTTGTGGCGTTGAATGATTGTTGGATCGGTTGTTTTGTAGGTATCCAGATCAACACAAACGTATGGGTCGTTCGGAGTCAACACGAACCCCAACGTTAGCCGTGAATCTTTAGCAAGGCAAGCCGATGCAATTTCAAACGTTCCCCAAGTTGAAGAATCGTTAACCGCCGCTCGTTCCCCATTTACTGGATTCAATGGTATTTTGTCCAAGGTGTAACAGACAACAAAATTTGGATATTTTTTAAGTTCGCACAAAAGATTATTCATTTTATGCGCTCCAAATAAGCAATTGCCGCTTTCATTATTTCAATGGAATCTTTGAATCTTCCTAACCCCGGATTGCAACTTGCACACAATATTCCACGAACTTTATTCGTTTTGTGGCAATGGTCTGTGTGCCAAACCTTAGTTTCATGTACTCCACAAATTGCACAGCAACAAGCCTGACGAACAAATAAATCAGTCCATTGTTCATTTGTAAGTCCATATTTTGATTTGATGTTATACGTTCGATTTTTATTTTTTCCATTGTTATTCGCTAACCAATCGTTTGTAGCTTTGCGAGCCTTTTCTGGATTAGCTTCATACCATTTTTTATAAGCGGCTTTAACTTTTTCCGGATTATTCGAACGATAAGTTATGCGCCGCGCTTTTTCAGCTTCGGCGTTATCAGCGTACCATTTGCGTTCGCGGGCACGTTTTTGCAATTTTTTCGCAAATGCAATATCTTCGTTCGTTAAAACGTTAGTCCAAGGCATTTTCAGCGATCCTTTAACGGCTTTGTGTGTGCTCAGTTGTAGGTATGCTGCCGTTTCGGATCAGAAACCGAATAGTTGAAGCCTTTGAAATATAATTGACTTTCAAATGTTCCTTCAAAGCTAATTGAAGTTGTTCGAGAATGAGATTTTCATCGGGCGGCAAGTCAAGCCGCAATGATGCGGGCGAAGGCTGTTTTTTCATAAGATGCGACCCTAGCACCATGCCCGCTGCAAAATCAAGTGCAAAATTTTGTGCAAAGAATTTTCTTGACAGATTTGGCCTCGGCGTCTAGGCTTGCCCGTATGCCTCTAACAGCCGCTCAATATGCCAAGCTAACGGTTTGGTTTGAAATGAAGCAAATGCTTGAAAGAGCAAAGGAAGCTGAATCGAAATTGCGCGATGAACTTGTGAAGGAACTGTTCAGCGCTGATAAAGATGCGGGATCAGAAACAATTGAAATTGCAAACGGCTATGCATTAAAGGCAACCAAAAAATTAGATTACAAGTTAAACAACAAAGAAGGGCAAGTTAATGCTCTAATTGCAATTATGCTACCCGAAGTTGCAAATGTTCTTGTTAAATGGGAACCGAAACTTTCTGAAACTGCCTACAAAAACGCAGACTCGCAAACCCAAAAACTTTTCGATGGTTGCTTGACCATAAAACCCGCAAAGCCAAGTTTGGAAATCGTTCCCCCAAAGGAAGTCAGAAATGGAATATGAAGTGAAACAAAATCCGGCCCCGGATGAATGGGCAGTACTGATTTGGAAAAGAGTGCAAGGCAAAAAAGAACTTGACGGTTGCGCCATTTTCAAAGGCAGCAATTGCCATCAACGTGCTATTGAGTACCGCGATTTAATGGCAGGCATTGAAGCCGGTATTTGTGCAATTGTTCTTACTCCAAAGGGGGAACCTTGCAAGTCTTCAGCACAAGCAAAATAACTGCCAAAGATGGAATCAAAACTTTGGTATATGGCCCATCTGGAGTTGGTAAGACTCGCCTTGCGATCACAGCGCCGGGACCGTTTATTTTTTCCGGCGAAAACGGTTTGCTATCGCTAAAGCGAGATAACATTCCGTATATTCCAATTAACACTTATGCGAACCTGAAAGAAGCTTTTACATGGTTCATGAAAAGCGCCGAAGCAAGACACATTCAAACTCTGTTCCTTGATTCGCTAACAGAAATGGCACAAGTGATTCTTGCAGAAGAAAAAACAAAAACAAAAGACCCTCGCAAAGCTTACGGTGCAATGCAAGATTCTGTTTATGAATTGATTCGAGCGTTCCGCGATAGCAAGGGACGCCATGTTGTTTTGATTTGTTGGGAACAATATGTTGAATTCGGATTGGGCAAAAAAGCTTGCCCGGTTATTCCTTCCGAAAAGTTGATGAGCGCATTGCCTTACTTTTGGGATTTGGTTCTTCATCATCATCATGGTCGAACAGAAACCGGTGTTGTTTACCAAGCATTTCACACACATGATACCGATTGGTGGACAGCGAAGGATCGCGGCGGCAATTTGAATGAACTTGAAGAACCAAACTTAACAAAGTTGTTTATCAAAGCCGCCGCATGATTGAAATTGAAAGCAACGCGCCTTTGATCGGAACTGAAATTGAAGTTGAGATTTGGGAATCTAAACGAGATTACCAAAAGTTTTACTATGACGTTAATGCAGAAAGACTGAAGCGCCGTTCAATTGAAAACAGAAGGTTTCATATTGAACGTGATCCATTAAAGTTTCGCAGATACCAATTGCAGAAACTTTAATGGAATGACAATTGAAGAGTTCGATAAAATTTTTGCATCACAAGGTCAACGATGCGCGATTTGCGGCGCAAAAGAACCCGGAGGTAAAAGACGATGGAATGTTGATCATTGTCACAGCACGCACAAAGTTCGCGGAATTTTGTGTTTCAATTGCAATGCAGCGTTGGGCGCATTAAAAGACAATCCACTTACTTTATGCGCCGCGATTTTCTACCTAAATTTGAAGGGAGTAAACATGACAGTTCTAAACTTCGATGCCTTCCAATACGATCCAACACAAGGGGGAAGCATTTGTTTTCCGCTTGGGGATTACAGGCTCGAAATTACCAAAGTTGAACCACAGCAAGTGAAAGATAATCCGGGGGCCGGGTATCTTGCAATTCACTTGACTTGCGTTGACGGCGATCTAAAGGGTATGACTCAAATTGATCGCCTCAACATTTACAACCCAAGCGAAGTTGCAAAACGTATTGCGCTTCAGCAATTAGCGGCGTATGCGTTCGCAATTGGACGCCCGCAACTTGCAACAAGTGAACAAATGCTTGGCGGAAAATTGATTTGCACTATCGGGCCGCAAACGGATAACCCGAAGTATTCAGAAGTGAAGCAAATCAAATGCCCCGATGGATCACTGCCAATCAACCCCAACAAGGGCGGAAATCAACCCGCACCGCAACAGGGAGCGCCCGCGCAACCGGGATGGGGAGCGCCCGCCGCACAAGCGCCGCCCGCTGATCCGGGTGCAGCAACATGGGGTGCAGGAACACAGCCGCCCGCTGGAGCCGCCGCACCGCCTTGGGGCGGGCAACCCGCTCCCCCCGCCGCTGGAGCGCCGCCTTGGGCTTCTGGCTTCGCGGCCCCGGCTGCGAGCGCAACGCCCCCTTGGGTGAAGTGAAAACTACGCTTGTCACCGTAAGGTGAAATTCTTCAAGCGTACAGGGGCAGAGTTTTAGTCTTCAACTCTGTCCCAACTTTTTGGTGAAAACATGATTGTTGATTGGACTAATCCAGAAATGTTGCGCGAAATAGCAGACGCAATGTTGAAGGCCGTCGATACTGAAATTGAAAACGCGAACATCGAAGGTTATCGTTCGCACCTTGGCGCATCTGTTGTAGGTAACGAATGCTTACGCTATCTTTTCTATCATTTTCGTTGGATGCATCGCGAAACACATTCCGGAAGAATGTTAAGATTGTTTGGCGTTGGACATGGTTTAGAAATTCGTGTTCGCAGTTGGTTGAAAAAAATTGGTTTTCAATTCATCGATGGTTTAGACGAAAACGGATTTCAACTAAAATTTAGCGATCTTCAAGGGCATTTCGGGGGATCAGTTGACGGCGTTTTTATTGCTCCATCTTGGGGAATCACCGAACCAACCGGATTGGAATGCAAAACAACAGGGACAGGTTCGCCGTTTAATGATCTTGACAAAAAGGGAATGCGTCAAACAAAAGAACAACACTTTATTCAAAACAGCGTTTATGGAAGAGGATTAAGGTTCAACAATATCTTATACGTTTGCGAAAACAAAAATGATTCTGATTGGTATTTCGAATTGGTTCCGCTTGATATGAATGTTGCCGAAGATGCCTACAAAAAGGCTCAGTTTGTAATCTTCGATGCGAAAGAGCCGCCGAAGAAGATTAGCGAAAAACGAAATTACTATCTTTGCGGGATGTGCAAAATGCAGCCAATTTGTTTTGACGGAGTTGCTTGCGACGTTAATTGTAGAAGCTGCTCTTATTCCAGACCGATTGAAAATGCCGATTGGTTTTGTACGTTTCACAACAGCATAATTCCAAAAGATTTCATACCAAAAGGATGCGATCATCATGCCCCCATCCAGAAGTAAGAAAACGCCGGAAGAAGTTAAAGCCGCTGCAAAAATTGCGAGTAAGAAATGTTATGAGAAACATAAAGCAGAACGAAACGCCAAATCGTCTGCTTATAACAAACTTCGCGCTATAACTCATCCTGAAGTGTTGGCGCGTTCCCATCGAAAATGTGCAATAAAAAGAAATTATGGAATAACTCAAGAAGAATACGAATTCATGTGTAGGTATCAACATAATTCTTGCGCGATTTGTTATGTGAATTCGCCGGGCGGACGTGCTAAGAATTGGTTTGTTGATCATGATCATGCAACGGGAAACATTCGCGGACTACTTTGTTCGCGTTGCAATTTGCTACTAGGCAAAGCCGAAGACAATGTTGTTTTGCTTGGTAACGCAATTGCTTATCTTCAACAATTTCAACTGAACTAACGAAAGGACCGCCATGCAAATTGAATTGCTCAAAGAAGAATGCACGCTGATTAACGAACTTGTTAAGCAAGCAGTGGACGATGCAGAAAATCAAATAGCGATGTTTGACAAGGATGCTAATAACGAAGATGTAACAACGGCTTTGATGGTGAGAGCGTTTGCCAAAACCATTCAAAAGAAAATGGAAAAAGCATTGGCCGGATGATTACTTTACGAAACTACCAAACACAAGCCGAAAATGCGTTGCTCGCGTTTCTTTATCAAACGCAAAAGCGACATCCTTTAGTATGTATGCCAACAGGAACCGGCAAAAGTTTGGTAATCGGTTCGTTCATTCATAAGATGCTTTCCCAATGGCCGGAACTTCGAATTTTGGCAATGACTCATGTTAAGGAATTGTTGACGCAGAATTCTGGAAAGCTAGCTGAAATTTGGCCTTCAGCGCCGTATGGAATTTTTAGCGCTGGATTGAAACAGCGCGATACCGCAATGCCAATTATTTTTGGCGGTGTTGCCAGCGTTGTAAAGAGTATTGAAGCGCTTGGCCGGTTTGATATTTTCATCATCGATGAAGCGCATTTGATGAATGGGCAAGATGGTTCCATGTATTCAACTATAATTGCCAAGCAACTTCTTGTGAATCCAAATTTGATAGTTATTGGGTTTACCGCAACTCCCTATAGAACCGGGCAAGGCTCGCTTGTAGATATTGGAATTTTTACCGATATTGCTGTTGATATGACAACGATGCAATGGTTCAATTGGTTTATTGATAACGGCTTTATGGCAATGATTATTCCAAAACGAACAAACACACAATTGGATGTTTCGAAAGTTGGAATTCAAGCCGGGGATTTCAATTTGAAACAATTGGAAGCCGCTGTTGACGTTCAAGATATAACTTATCTTGCTTGTAAAGAATCAATTGAATTAGGTTCTGATCGCGATTGCTGGTTAACATTTGCAAGTGGAATAAAACACGCTGAACACGTTGCGGCAATGTTTCGCAATTTTGGGATTCCTTGCGAAGCTGTTCATTCAAAAATGAGCGGTGCAAAACGCGATGCAATTATTAGAGATTACAAGCTTGGCAAGATTAGAAATTTAGTGAACAAGGGTGTATTCACAACAGGACAGGATCACCCGCCGATTGATTTGATCATCGATCTAGCTCCTACAATGTCAACCGGCTTGCACGTCCAAAAATATGGCCGGGGCGGACGCCCGTTTGAAGGAAAAACAAATTGTTTAGGATTAGATTTTGCTCGCAACGTTCAACGGTTAGGACCAATCAACGATCCTGTAATACCAAAAGCAAGAGGAAGCGCCGCCCCCGGTGTTGCTCCAATTCGCGTTTGCGATCAGTGCGGAACCTATTGCCATGCAAACGCGAAAGTTTGTCATGTGTGTGGTTTTGAATTTCCTTTTCAAATTCATATCGAAGCTTCGGCGGGGACTGAAGAAATTATTAGAACAGAAGTTCCTGAAATACAAGATTTCGAAGTTCAACGCGCTCTGTATAGCAAGATTGAAAAGAACGGTGTTGGAATTTTGAAAGTGAATTATGTTTGCGGAGCAAGAGCGTTTAGTGAAGTTGTATGTCTTGAACATTCGGGCCGCGCCGGTCACATTGCCCGCGCATGGTGGAAAAGAGCAATGAACACAGACGCCGCGCCGCCAACTGTAGATGAAGCACTCTTGTGGGTAAGTAGGCTTGCTGTTCCAAAAACAATTTCTGTAATAGTTAATAAGAAATATCCCGAAGTAATCAAAAGAATTTTCAAGGAATCTGCATGAGTTGGACAAACCAATTACCTATAAAGAAACGCGATCAGAAGGCTAAGTCGCGGCGTCATTATTTGTGCAACATTGAAAAGAAAAAACAGCAAGCTAATGCGTGGCGCAATAATAATTCAGTTAAAGTAAAAGAATCGAGAAAGCTCCGCTATCCGCGAACGCGCCTTCAAATGATGCGTTCCAATCTGAAATCAAAATATGGAATTACACCTGAACAAAAAGAAGAAATGTTCATCGCGCAAGGTTCTTGTTGTGCAATTTGTAAGACAACTGAACCGGGCGGTCGTTGGGGCTGGCATATCGATCATTGCCATATTACAGGAAAGGTTCGCGGGGTTGTCTGCAATCGTTGTAACATTGCTTTGGGCGGATTCAAAGACAACATCGAACTTCTTCAATCTGCAATTGACTATTTGAAAAGGCGCATAGTGTGATCAAAGAGCCTTACAAGCCGGTGACCGATCCGCAAGAGCGATTGATTCAAATTCGCGGCGTCAAGAAACAAAATGGACGCCTTGAAATGCGAGTTCCATATCCCATGCAAGAATTCTTTGCAAAACTTTTGAACCATATCGGTCATCGATCTGATTGGTTCGCAACCTGTATCACTTGCGAGCATTGGAAAAAAGAAGAAGAAATTTGTAATAAGTTTGGCATCCGTCCGCCAGCTTGCGTTATAGTCGATGGGTGTGAATATTACGAAGACAACGATCAAATACCATTTTGAAAGGGGAGAAAATGCGAGTCAACATCTATGCAGAAGAAATGACAAACCGGGTTGAAATAATCACTAAGGAAACCCCGGAAGGCAAATTCACAGGCGTTCGTTTTTATCTTGAATTGCCTGTCACAACCAAAACCGGAGTGAGCAAGGATCACACCGGAAAAGAAACTGATTTGACAACAAACATTAGCGGTCCATTTATTCACCACCCCGGCGATGATGATTCAGCCGCAGTAACATTTTGGGGCAAGCGCGATTTGGAAACAGTTCTTCAAACCGCGCTTGATGCGTTGAAGCTACATTATAGGGATCATGAATGAACACGAATTTTCCATTGAAAGTTGTTTGCCCAACGTGTCGAGCGGCCATCGGTGCGAAATGTCTTCATTCCGAAGTGCCGCTCGACCCTTTTGGATTTTCCGCGCACAACCATAATGTTCGTTGGGTTGATTGGTTCCACTTTGAACGAATTGAAAAAGCGAAAGCCGAAGGATTCAATGCCGAAGAAACAACCTGAAAATTCGTTGCTCGCCGCGCTGCAATTTGTTGCGAGTGTTCAACCGAAGCGAGCCATCAACGCCTTCGATGTTCATTGCAGAATGTTCGCAGGAAAATTGGTTGCAATGGGCGGGCCGCTCTCCGCTGGAATAGCAATTCAAGAGGAAATAGAAGCTTGCCCAAATACTCAAAAGCTAATTGACGCTTTGAAGAAATGTCCCGAAGCCGTCAATCTAACAATGATCACAAATAACGAGCTAAGCGTTCGTTCGGGAAATTTTCAAGCAACTGTTCCGTGCATTAATCAAGTAGACATTCCTTCAATTTTCCCAAATCTTCATCCTTTTTCAATCACAATGGAATTTGAATTGGCATTAAGACGGGTTGGCGAAGTCGTTTCAGAGCGAGCCAAAACAGTTCTTCAATCCAGCGTTCAACTCCGGGGCGGATCCATTGTAGGCAGCAACGGGGATGTGATACTAGAAGCTTGGCATGGCCTTCAACTCCTAGACGGGCCAATTGTGCCTAAGCTGTTCATCTCCGCCGTCAATAAACAGCGACGTAAATCGCTTTACTCTCTTGGGATTGACGGCGATAGCCTAACGGCGTACTTCCTAGACGGGGCATGGATCAAAACCGCCTTGCAGCGCGATCCGAACTTCCCCGATCTGCCCGCCTATTTAACCCTGCCTAGCAATCCTATCCCGTTGCCGTTGGGGTTCTTTGAAGCCATTGAGCGCCTAGCGCCATTCTCGCGCAATGGGCGGTTGTACTTCACCGATGAAGGAATTTGTACAGACAACTACACAAAAGATGGGGCAATCAACCTTTGCGAAGGATTACCAATTGGAATTTCCTTTACAATCGAATCGTTGCAATTGCTTTCAGGATTGATTGACAAGATTGATTTCAACGTATCAAAACGTTTGGTTTACTTCTTCGGCCCGAATGTGCGCGGCTGTATTGGATGCGAGCGGCTATGATAGAAATTCAGCCAATAGCATTGCCCGAAAAACCGCCGCCATTAACACGCAAAGAATATCATAAAAAATGGCGTAAAGAAAATGCCGAACACGTTCGCGCTAAATCTAAAGAATGGCGAGATAACAACCCTGAACTGTTCAAGGCAATGCAAAGAAAATGTGTTTACGGAATAACCGCCGAACAGTGGAACGAACTATTTGAAAAACAAGGATGTTGCTGCGCCATTTGCAAGAAAACAGAACCGGGCAAGAAACGCGGTTGGCACACTGATCACAATCATGTAACAAATAAGGTTCGAGGAATTCTATGCGCCAGTTGCAATCGTCGATTAGCCGCGATAGAAGACAAAGAATTTTTTGAAGCGGCAATTGCTTATTTGGAGCGTGCCACATGAACCTATTCAATATTAAAATGCTAACGCCACAAGAGGAAACGTTTCTTCGTAAGTTACCAGCCAAAAAAGAAATTGAAGACATTCAAGATCAATTCGATTTCAAATACTCTGTAAAAGAGCGAGTGTTTTTAACTGATAATGAATTGCGGCAACTAAAGCCGGGTTCGCTCATGATTTTTGACGTTGAATCATACATAAATTATTGGGTTGTTGCTTTCAAACATAGTGATTCTGGAAAGTATGTCGTTTTCGAAAATAAAGGCATTGGAGTTATACCGGAACGCGATAAACTTCATTGGCTCTTAAAGAATTTTCTTTGTGTTGGATTCAATTCAAAAATTTATGATATTCCAATGGTCAGTCTTGCAATTGAAGGCTTCGATAACAAAGCTTTGAAACAAGCTTCAAACGCAATCATTTTTGGAAATCTGTTACCGTATCAAATTGAACAACACTTCAAAATTACCTTGCTTACCTACAATCACATTGATCTAATCGAAGTTTGCCCACTTGAAGGATCGCTGAAATTATATGCCGCTAGAATTCATTGCAAGCGTATACAGGATTTGCCAATTCAGCATGAAGCAGTTCTTACCAAAACCGAACAGGAAAAAGTTCTTGATTATTGTTTGAACGATTTAGACAACACCGAACTTGTTGTAAAGTTTCTTTATCCTCAACTTGAACTTCGTTATACTTTGTCTGCTCAATACGGCATTGATGTTCGTTCAAAATCAGATGCTCAAATAGCCGAAGCCGTAATTTCACATGAACTGAAAAAGCTTACTGGTAAGAAACCAGAACGCCCAAAAAATTATTCGCAATATTTCTTTTACCTTCCCCCGGCATTCATCACGTTTGGTTATCCATCGCTTCAAACGGTTCTTCAGACAATTCGCGAAACTCCATTTGAAGTTGGAGATAGCGGGGAAATCATAACGCCAGAAGCTATTCAGAATTTAAGCGTTCGCTTCGGCAATTGTGTTTATCGTTTTGGAATGGGCGGTTTGCATTCAAGTGAAAAAACAATAGCTCACAAGTCAACCGCTGAATTTAAACTTAGGGATATTGATGTTGTGAGCTATTACCCGGCGATTGTTGTCAATCAAGAATTGCATCCAAAACATTTAGGGAAGGCTTATTTGGAAATTTACAAGAGCCTAATCCGCCGCCGTGTTGACGCGAAACATGCCGGGGATAAAATGACCGCTTCATCGCTAAAGATCACAGTGAACGGTTTATTTGGCAAATTCGGCAACAAATGGTCTATCGTGTATTCTCCCGATGTTCTAATTCAAATCACAATTTCAGGTCAACTGTGTTTGTTGAAACTAATCGAAATGATTGAAACAGCGGGAATTGAAGTCATATCGGCCAATACAGATGGAGTTGTCATAAATTGTCCCGCTACTATGGAAGACACTCTAAACACAACAATCAAACAATGGGAAAAGTTAACTGGATTCGAAACGGAAGAAACACGATACAAAGCGATCTATAGCCGCGATGTGAACAACTACATTGCAATCAAAGAAAAGAGCGAAGATGAACCAAAGGTTAAAGGATCGTACAGCGAACGCGGATCATCCGGCGATACCATTCTTTCAAAGAATCCCGAAACCCTTATTTGTAACGATGCCGCCATTGGATTTCTTTGGAAGGGAACGCCGGTCGAAGAAACAATTCGGAACTGTAACGATGTTAGAAGATTCATTACGGTTCGCAATGTTCGCGGGGGCGCTGCCAAATCTGGAAAATATTTAGGCAAGACTATTCGTTGGTATTACTCAACAAAAATGCGGGGAACAATTCGATATGTAACTTCCGGCAACAAAGTTCCTAACAGCGATGGAGCAATGCCGCTAATGGAATTGCCCGATAAGAACGAACTACCGGAAGATATAGATTATGAAAAATATATTCACATCGCTAACGAAATTTTGGCCGAAGTTGGAGCAATCGCGCCAACCCCGGCCATTCAAGGTTCCCTTTTTACAACCATTTGAAACTGAATAACCATTCCAGAAACTTTAGGAAGTTGTTCCAGAAAGTGTTCCCGCCGCTAAAGGGGGTGTTGGCGTCCCGAAGTAAATAGCTGTTGGGGGCGCAATCAACGTACTCCCTTCTGTGCAAACGTTCACATAGCCGTAAGTTGTACCAATCGCGCCGGTAGTGTCTGAAACGGTTCCAGCACCTCTTCACCACAAACAGAATCTTTTCGCGCGAAGCCATAAATCTCAGCCCTTTAGAAGTTGTAAATCTGCCAGCAAATTCGGGAGTCATCGCCGGTGACCACTGTGTTCGATGTACTGAGCGACTGAATCTGGAACGAGGTGCCGGGCGTCGTCGTTCCAAGGGTCGGAGTGCCGATCGCCGTACTCGCTCCATCTCCGCAGTTTGAAAGGATGTAATTGCATCTGCCGCCGGTGTTGCAGGCCGCAGTCGTCGAAACCGTGACGCTGCCACTTGAAAGGACCGCCTGCCCGCTGACTGCGGCGGCCGCGTTCGTGCCGTCATTACAGACCGAGTTCACCGGGGTGCCCACCGTGCTCAGGTTATTCTGCTGGCAGGCAATCCCGGTCGAGTAGAGATACACGCCATATGGCGTCCCGCCGGAGAAACCAGCCGAAATGATGGTGTTGTGCCGCTGACGTTTATTTGTTTAGAGGGCAGTGATGCCGAATCGTTGAACGTCGTTGCCGTAAGCGCGGGAAGAAAAATAGGAACCTCCGATACCAGCACCACGGACACGCCAGATCCACCCGGCAATGCCGACTGAGCCGCCGCAACCATCGCCTGAAACTCCGAGTCTGTGAAGTCGAGCGTCTTGTTGAGTGCGCCGGTCAGCTCCACGCCGAGATTCAGCACGTCATTGAGGAGCGATGAAAGCGTCAACAAAGCCATGATTTACCTTCCACAAGTGTAGGAAACTAGGTATTGAGTGTTTGCCGTAAGTGTGGCGTTGTACACGTATGCCGATGCTTTGCTTGTTCCGGCATATGTTCCTGCTTCTTGATAAATTCCATACCCGAGAGGGCCTACAGAATCGAACATCATGGCTGGATTGAAAACACAAGCTGGATCTTTTGCTCTTGCAGTTGTAAGGTTCAAAACAAAAAGGCTCCCGTTTGTCGATGGTGATGTGCCTGTTTTGAACGTGACCATCCCAGAAATTGCATCGCAAGTCCAACCGCTAACACAAGCCGGAGCCGAATAGCTTCCTCCACTTCCGAGAACCGTGTTCACATCTGTTCCAATACTAGATAGACTTGGTGCGGCTACAACGGTCGCGCCTTGCGTGCCAGTTACGTCACCACTCAGGCTACCGGAAAAGTTGGTTGCTGTCGTTGCTGTTGTTGCTGTTGTTGCGTTGGCAACTGGCGTCGATCCGATTACCGCCACTACCTGCGCCCCGGTTGCGGCCGCGGGTTGACTGCTAGAATTGCTAGCTAGCACGGGGGTACTAACTGGCATACTACCCCCGTTGATCTTTGACACTACGGTCGCGCCTTGCGTGCCAGTTACGTCACCACTCAGGCTACCGGAAAAGTTGGTTGCTGTTGTTGCTGTTGTT